ATCTTCAAATAGTTTTAATTTATCAACAGATAGATTTTTTTGAAGAAATTGAATTAATCTTTTATCTTTTATGTATCTACCTTCTTGAAGTGCTGAACCAGTTCCAACATTTGATGCTGAACGAACGCCTAATTTTTTTCTATTTGTAACTAAGAACTTAAATAGACTTTGTAAATCATTATTTAAAGCACTATCAACTGAATTACTATTAACAGGACTGTCTTTACCTTGTGTTTGTTGTGTTGGCTGGCCTTCTGGATTTTCAGGCATTTCTGGTTGATTACCGCCTATTGAACCAATTGATTGGTATAAATCATTTAAAGTTTTAGCCCTTGATTGTTTTAACCCTTTCATTCTAATTAATTTAGTTAAACCACCAGTAACTATACCAGTTATACCAATTGGACCTAATATAATACCAAGAGTATTTAAAATCATTGATAAATTATTAGAGTTAAGACTATCTATTCGTTTTGATTGGAAGTTTTGACCAGCATTCTTACCTTGAAGTTTAGACCTAACATCTTTTGCATTTGGTGCGGATGATTGTCCACTTGGTGTTGATGATTGCCCACCAGTTGTTTGTTGGTTGGTATTAGAACTACCGTTTGGTTGACTATTAGGAATATCTTCAAAATCAACATATTCACCATTATTACCACTATTACGAGTATTTTTATTAGTACCTTGACCACTAACGTTAACTTTAGTTTTACCATTTTGTAATTCACCGCCAGATGATTGACCATTACTTGGTTGTGAAGCATTTTTAGCGTTACCAACCCTTGTGTCATTTGGATTTAACTCTATTGGTTTAGAAATATTCTCAGGTTCACCCTTAGATGTATCTCTTGGGTCCAACTCTATCGGTTGTGAAATATCTTCTGGATTACCTTTTTTTTGTCCAGAAGTATCGTTTGGATTTAATTCTATTGGTTGTGAAATATCTTCAGGTTCCCCCTTTTTATAACCCTTAGGATATTCCACATGAACTTCTTTTAATCCCCAAGTTTCATCAATCATAGATTCCTCATCTTCGGTTAAATCTAATGTATTTCCTTCAATTTCATCAACTACAGAATATGCCGCTGTTAAATCAACATCAAGAAACTTTCTAACATATTCCCTTAAATCATCAATAATATCATTAGCTACCTTTTCTGGTAAATATGTTTTATCTTTAGGGTCTTTCTTCGTTGCTTCAACGATTGAATCATAAACAGCAGCAATTTCCATAACAGTAGTTAAGAAATCAGACCCTTTTTTATTATTTGGAAATTCTGGATTTTTAGCCTTAATATCGTCATTAAGTTTTTTAATGACCTCATTACCCTTCTTATCTATTATTGCTTGAATTTTAGCCTGATATTCAGCGTCAACGCCACTTTTACCGAAGACTTTACCATCAGCTTTATAACGACCTAATTTAGATAGTGCATACTTTACATTTTCCCATGCACCTTCCGAAATAAGCATATTATATTGTTCGGTAGTTAAAATAACTTTTTTACTCATCTTTTTTATTATAAATATCACTTTAAAATAAAAAAACCCCTATAAAGGGGTCTTTTTATTTATTTTGTAGTTATTAAACGTTAGCAAATGAAGCACCGTTATTCATTACAGTAAATTGAATTTGGATAAATTCTAATGCTGTAGTTGGTTTAAGGTAAATTACACCAGTTAATTGATTGTTATCAATATCTTCTGGACTATTATTTACAACAACTCTAAAGTCAGTTAAACCTCTTTCAGTTCTGATATTATCAAGAATTGGGTTAACAAGTGATAAGAATTGATTTCTAACGATTGAATCATTTTGTTCAAATAATAATCTGATAGATACAGCTGAAATAAGTTTTCTAGCTTGTAATAAAAGTCTTCTAATATTAATTCTATTAAGATAGGTATCAGCAACCTGAAGTGTTTTATTACCCCATATATTAACACCACTTGATGTAAATGTAGCAATAGGGTTTATTCTATTTTCATAAAGTGTATCTCTATCACTTTGAGTTAATTTAACCCTAGCTTTAATACAGTTTATAGAACCTCTATTAACACCTGCAATAGCGTACCATGGGAATGCAATGTTATCTGTTAATGCAGCATTAGTTACAACATCCCTTGTAGGTGGTACGTAAATATATGCGTTATTTTCAGTATCTAATATTTGAACCCATGGCCAATATGTTGCAGTATAATTACTATCAAAATTGCCATCTAATTCGTCAATAACATCTGATATTGCATAAGGGGTACCAGTTGAATCAGCATCTGGAGTTGTTACAATATATAAAGAATCAGCTCTATCGTTTTCAATCATTTCGATTGTTGAGTTTACTAATTCTTGGTTATCGAATGTATCAATACCTGGTGTTGCAAATAAATTAATATTTACCGCTTCAGGATTTTTAAACGTCCAAATAGCATCTTGGTAAGCGTAATAGTCAGATGTATTACCTATACTTCCATCTTGAAGAGGATAGCTAGAGAAAGCACCATATATTAAACCTGTTTTACCGTTAATACCATTTACAGCGTATGAGTCTAAATTAGACCTTCTAGTTCTGTAAATATCCCAACCATCAAAACCACCGTAAGGTACTAATGTAAATTTACGTGTATATAATTGAGCGTATTGTGTACCTACAACACCAGCTTCACTTTGGAATGGTGCAATACCAGTAACAAAGTTAAATATTGGTTGATATGTGGCACCAGAAGCACCATTTAAGTATTCTGTTATATCATCAATTGTAACCGCACTAGCGTTAACATCCATGTGATAACCAGCTGTTAAACCAGTCCATTGGCTGTAAGATAAACCTTGTGGTGGTACACCTTTATAACTAAAGAAATCACTATCAATACCAACTGTATCGGAAACACCCAAGTAATATTTACGTGGATTATCGTAAGTACCATATGCGTTTTTAAACATAAAGTCAGGTGTCTGTACACTTGTATTACCACTAATTTGGTAATTTCTTACTGGATAACCAACAAAACCTGCTGGGAATGAATCACTAGTATCTGAATTATCATCAAGTTCAACTAATACGTAAGAAGACTTAGATGAATAAGTTCCATCAAGAGTACCTATTAATTTACCAATATACTTATTTGATGTTGGGTCCATAGTACAACGACTAAATGTTTCTAAGATTTGTGGTCTAGCATCAGTATCGTTGAAACTTCTAATTTGAACATCAAATTCTAAAGTATCTGGTTTAATATTAGCTATTGATATTTTGATTTGACTATTAGCGGCATTACCGTCAGAAATTGTCCAGAATCTAAATAATCTTAATACTTTATTACCTTTAACTTCGGATACAATATATGGGGTAACCGCTGGTTGATATTGTTGTAAGTAATTATTGAAAGATGTACCATATTGTACAAGACTTGGGTTAATACCTAATATCTTGCCATTATTATTATCATCAGTAAATAAATTACCGTAAAATTCCTCAACAAATATAGCTGTTTTCTTATCGAAAGCTGCTTTACCTAAAGCTCTTGGAACATAATTTTTTTGTGTATCGTCAAAAGTAAGTAAATAACTAAATGTACCTTGTGTTGTTGAATTACCAGTTATTGAGAACGTTCCTAAAGGATTAATTGTTGCGCCTGTAACAGTTGAACCCATACCAAGATTTGTTGTCCCAGTAATTTGGAATGCTGGTAATTGTGTTGATGTTGGTACTGTCGCCCTAGAACGTACTAAAGCTATTACTTTATTTTCAACATCTGAATAACCTGTACCGCTATAAGTATAACTAACATTACTTGTTGTACCTGTTACATTATTTAAATTATATCCTGTAACATATGTTGTTGAACCTGTAGTTGAACCAGTAACATAAACACCAGTTGTACCTGTTTGTGTTGTAGTTGTTGTAAATGAACCACCAGTATAATTGTTACCTACAAATACTGGAGCAACAGTTGTTGTTGTACTAGCAGTTGTACCAAGTACATATGCAAAAGCATTTAAACCGTTAGGTGCATTAACTTTGTAGAAGTTAATTAAGCTATCGTTAGAACTAATATTTTGTATTGTTGCACTTGTACCAGTTGTTGCAGTATATGTAAATACGTAATTTGTTCCAGTATAGGCACTTACTGAAGATGATACAACGACATTTGGTGTTGTACCAGTATTAGTAACTGTCATAGCAATATTACCGCCATTAAATACTAATCCAGTTTTTGTTTGTGGAACATTAATATTAATAGTTGTACCAGTATTTACAGTACCAAGTGTAGCAAAACTAGTTGGACTTACAGCAAAGTAGGCGTTAATAACTGGGTCAGTAGTTGTAATACTATATACTGTACCACCTGTAGATGCTGAGTATGTAGCAGTTGTATTACTTGAATATGTTGTTGCGGTTGTTGCTGGATTTAAGGCAGCACTTAAAGTGATACCCCACGCTTGACCAGCATGGTATCCTGAATAACCTAATACCCTTGTAACGAATAATTGATTTGATTGAGATAAATAAGATTTTGCGATGTATGGTAATTCATACAAAGGAGCACCATTACCATCTGGTCCGTTAACTAACGTGTTGTTTAAACCACCGAAAAATGATTGAAATTCACTGTAGTTACTAACGAATATTGGTTGAAATGCTGGACCCTGTGTTGTTTCACCAACTAACCCTAACGAAGTAACACCTACTTGACGAGTTACATAAGTTAAGTCTAATTCTGAAGTGAAGACACCTGGACTAACGAATACTTGATTTGCCATATTGTATTTTTTTTGTTTTTTATTATTGTTTTGTTTATAATAAATATTCAAAAAAAAAGGAAAATTAAGTTATTCTGATAAATGTTCAAAATATCTTTAATTCAAGGCTATTTTTCAAGCTTGCTCAACTGTAATATTAGTAGTTCTTAGTTAATTATCCAATAATCAAATGTACTATTATCGCCAGTTTGTATTGATGCGGTTCCAGCAGATAAACTAACTATTTGCATATAGTTAGTTGTTGTACCACTTCTCGTTGGTATACCAAGATTACCAGACGGTCCAGTTATGGTTAAAAATACTTTCGAACTTGATGTTATACAAGTATTAGTCAAAGTAACAATTCCTGATGTAAATTTAGCTGAACCAACAGATGCACTAGTACCAGTAATACCTGAAGTAACTATTAATTTACCATCAAGTGTTGCATTACCATTAGCATTTACACTAAATTTAGTTGCACCATTTATATAATAAGGTTTATTATTAACATTATATGCTGTACTAGCAATAGGATAATAACCAGTTCTACCAGTAAAGTTTGGTGTAAAACTAAATGACCCCCCTGTTGATGCAGTAATGGTATAAACACCACTATCAGCTGTAAAAGTACCACTAAAATCTGGTGCAAAGACTGATTGATAATTGTTTACTGTTGAAGAACCAACAAAACCATTTGGGGTACCAGCAGATAAAATTACATTTATTAATGTACTTCCAGTAGTACCACTAAAATTTTGATTTATTTCTAGTTGACCATTAGATGTAATTCCAGTTATTATATAACTTCCATATTGTCCAACATTTAATGTATCTCCAATATTGAACGTGTTTTGAAAGGAAGTAAGATTACCAATTACTATAGATGAACCACTAAATAATGTTACATCACCACTACCTGTTAAAGATTGGGTTAAATTAAATCTATTACTAATAAGACCATTTATACTACCATCGGTTTGTATATTAAATCTTTCAACCGCATTAAGAGTTGAATTAGTATTATTAGAATTACTTGCGGACCCTACATAAAATGATAATTTATCTATTGTTGGATTTCCATTATTATAAACGTTTCCAACTTGTAAAAAACCAACATTTGGTACAGTACCCTCAGCACCATTCCACGCCAATCCTTTAAGTATTAACCTACCACTAACTAATGTATTACCGATACCAGAATTAATATTTGCCATATTATTTGTGTTTAAACGTGTTAATACAATATCAGTATTGGTGGTTGGACTTCCATAAATTGTAATACCATTAGTTGAAGCGATTAAACCATCAATAACACTAAAATTTGTTGAGGCGTTGAACGTTGTTGCTGAACCTACACTATATAATTGATTGGGTGATGTACCTGTAAGTGATACATCAGTTAAATTTGTAAAAGCACCAGCATTACAATATTGTGTTTGACCACTATTAATCGTTCTATAAACCCTATATGTAGCCGCACCTATTACGTTACCCCAATTTAAACTTACACTACCATTTGTTACACCACTTGGAATTATAATACTCACACTACTAGGATTTGTATATTTTCCTTGAATATCACCAGCAACTATTTGATAAACATATGTTCCACCACTTAACGAACCAGAAGTACCACTTGTTACTGTTAAACCAGTTGGTGCTGATAATTGTCCAAGATATAATCCTGTATTGCCTCTAATACTACCATTAACCTCTAAGTTATATATACTTTGTGATATTGAGTTACCAATATTTAATGATTTATTAGTATTATCATACCAAACAGATGAATCGTCATTAAAAGAAATATTTCCACCAGAAAAGGTTAAACTATTATTTGATAGGTTAACAATTCTATTTCCGCTTAAATTACCATTACTAGTATATATTGTATTAACACCTAAATATGTAGCACCGCTTATGATATTACCACTTAAACCATTAATAAAAATTGTTGTACCACTAACTGTTCCACCAGTAAATACATTTTTATCTAACCCCAATTTAACCCAATTATTTATATTTGTTTGACCACTACCGTTATAATAATAAACGCCATTATTGTTATTATTTGAATCACCATAAACTGACACTATCATTCCAGCATATGTTGAACCAAATACTGTAGAACCTGTTAAATCCGAGTAATTAGATACCCATAACCTAGCATCTAAAGGACCTGCCTTTGCTACTTCATAATTTTGTGAAAACGGCGTATCACCTAAAATTCTTGACATATATCTTATTTATATTAATTAAAAGTTATTTGTATTGGTAAACTACCACGTCTTCCACCGCTACTTGTTATATGTGTATACACATTATATGGAATACCATTAACTGTAGTTGTACTACCAGACCAAGCGGTTGTTTCTATAATTGCTGGGTTAAAATTACCACCAGCATTTTGATGATAAAAATTAACATTTGTTGATAAAGCATTTGGAACCCATATTTTTTGTTCACCGAGAGGAACACTATCAGTTCCTTCATTAGCAAATGTATATATAACGGTTTGGGGTTTGGTTATCATTGAAATTAAAGCTTGTTTATCTGTATTAACTAAAGTATTTGTTATTGTATTAGCTGAATTTATTGTTGCGTAAATTGGATAAACGCCTTCAATAGATATATAATTTGATGTTATGGTTCCAGCTGATACACTTAAATTAGGGTATTGATTATTATGATTATCTAAAGGTATTGGGCCAGCATTAAAGGTAACAATTGAAAAGAATCTGTTGTTGCCAGTGTTAGCGGTAAATAACGGTGAATATGTATTAACAGCTGTATTATATGTTGACGTATTTTGACCAGAAAATGAATAATTAGTGGCTGAACCAGCGGCATTTGGTTGTGTGACGCTACCATTAATTGTTATTGAACCTGCATTATAATTACCCGTTAATGCTATACGATACCTAGTCACACCAGTTGTAATCTCAATTAAGTTTTGTGTGTAAATTAATGGTGAGATATACTGTGTTGCAGTTGTTGATGGTGTACTAATTGTATACCCAAGTGAATAACTAGGTTGATTAACAACTGGCGTTATTACTGGAAATAACATAGTATTTAATAAACTAATTAAAGTTGTACCAGATATTGCAGATAATGGGGTTCCAGCCGCCAATCCACCAATTGAATAACTAGTTGATAAATTAGAAGATAGACCAGAATTATAAACAACATTTTCACTTAATTGAGGTATAACTACTGGTGAACTATTACCACTTAAAATAAGTGTATCCGTACTAAACGTACCACCAGTAATTGATGCCGCACTAGTACCACTTTGGAATATTTGCCAATCGCTTATAGTACTTGTCCATGGTGATGGTAATAAAGAATAATATGTTGTTGTTGAACCCGTTGTTACACCGACAATCATACCAGTCCTTCGTCTCGGTGTAGGTATAGCGTTTAACTCACTAATTGATGTCACATTACGTAACCCATCAATACCATAAATCGGGTCAATTACTGCATATTGGTCAGTACTATCCGTTGGTGATATAAAACCTGTAACCTCAACTCCGCCTATTATTTGTGACATTCTTTATTAAGTTTAATTATGAACATAACCATATGCTTTGTGAACCAGCAAATGGGTTTGTTGTTTTATAAATATTATATGTTACAGAAACTCCATAAGTATTATTAAAAGTCACTGTTCCAATGTTTGAATATGGTATATTATTACCAAAACAACCACTGGTTGAATTAACCAAATTTGATGGTTGACCAAGTGTTGTAGGTATAATTAAATAACCATATTGCGGTCCGCTAGTTGCACCTAATGTCACATATGAATTAGTAACCGATGTTACTAAATTTGATGTGAAACCAGTAATGTCAGATTGACTAACTGTTGAATTAACGGATTTACCATAATACCATCTAATACTCCAAGATAATGATGTTGAACTATTAAATGTTTGGCTCTTACTATTTGTTCCAGAAATATTCCAACTCAAAGAACCAACAGTATTTAATACTAGTGGTGAACTAAAATTAACTGGTGCATAATATCCATTATTTGGTAAACTAGTAACACCACTAAAATTAGCACCACTAATTGTTATAGTGTTTGCTGATACATTACTTGAATTACTAGTTGACCATTGAAAATTCTGACCATCAGGTATTACCCTACCAATTTCAAGTTGACCATATGGATTACTTAAACTAAAGGAAGTAAAAGATGGGTTTTGATATGGATATAGTAATTTATCCCACATTTGTTGCATTGTTTGAGCTGAAAATGTTGAACCAGCCGTAATACCACCAATTGTTGTTGTTGTTGGCGTTAGATTCGTATATAAATCTTGATTAGTAAATCCAGTAACCGTTACTGTATTACCGCTAGAGTCATTCAAAGATAAAGTTCCACCAGAATATGTACCACCAGTTAATATTACGGAGTTTCCACCTGAAAAACCTGTTAACGGTACTGATAATATATCACCGTTTAAACGATTTAATGTAAGTGTATTCCCCGATAAAGATATTGAATTAATATCTTGCCCTCTAAGAAATACGAAGTTATTATCATTCTCATTTAATGATAATACACTTAGTTTAGCTGTATCTCCATTATATGGGCTTTGTACAATTCTTAAAATTAAACCGTTTGACATATTTTATTTCCCTTTGTTTTTATTATCTTCAACTATATTTAAAACTCTATTGATTGTTGGTATAACCTCAAATTCGTCTTCATTTAATAAATATCCTAATAATGTCATTTCGAATAATTGAATATAAAATCGCCTATTCTCAAAATCATCAATATTACTTTCATCGCTAATATTTCCTAGTGTTATCGGCATCGGATGACCTTTAACACCAATATACGCTTGTCTTGATTGAAACGTTGATTGAACCTTGGCATGGTAAACATTTACATCATTCATTCTTTCAGTGAATAATCGCACTTCATACACAATATTTACGGATGTTGGCTGCGGAACTTTATATAAATCAATTCCTTTTCTAACACCATCGAAAGTAGGTACTTTGATGTAGGTGTAGGTTCTACGGCCTGGTATATTCCACAATCCAGCTTGATTTTCACCTACTTGAATATCTGGTTTTCTAACAATTGTAATAAATGGTAATTTTATATCTTTATATTGGTCGGTAAATTCCCAAGTTTTAGTATATTCGGTCCATCTTTGAATCGTTAAAAATAATACTGGTACTTTTTTTCCATCTAACGTTATTTCTAAATTAGATTCAACGAATTTAATAAAGCTTTCATCCATATCTTCAATACCAACACCCTTTGGTAGATATGTACCTTTATCTTTAATTGCAGCTAAGAGTTCTTCTCTTTCAGCAACACCAATTTTACTTGGATTTATATTGATATTTGTTCTAAAATTTTTAGGTACTGCCATTGTTATATAATTTTATATTTCCATCTATAACCACCAGCAGTTTTTCTTCTACCACTTAATACTGAAGCTATATGACTATAATTTTTTTTAACTGAATGATAAGAAGGCCAAATTTTAATTAACTTTCCCTCTAAATCATATTGTTCAATTTCTTTTTTCTCTTGTTTTTTATGTAATAATTTAATTTTTAATACATCCTCATTAGTCAACTCGTTACCAATTCTTCGCCATATATAATTTCCAGCGGTATTATTTTTATTATAAATTACTTTATCAATAGTTTTTATACCTGTTATTCTAACAGCTTCCTCCAAATGGTTCCATTCTTTTACTAAATTACCATCTAAATCATATTGTAAAATTTTACCTTTAATTGTTGAATTTCTAAAAATATTATAATTTTTTGGTATTTTACCCTTTTTTATATTGGACATTTTAATTCTTGTTACTAATGAAGTAATTCTCCCATATTGACCTTCACCACCATCAGTCATATTTTTTAAATTGAAACCCCAGACTCTAAATTGATTTATCCAGTATTTTTCCCAAAATTTCCAATTATCAACTTCAACTTCATCAAGAATTTCAATAATTGGTCTTTCATTTTTTACTAATAATGATTTAATCCAAGCATCTCTTTTACTTAATTTAGTTTTTGTTTTAGCGTCAAATATATGCCTATAATATCTCTTCTTTATGTCTTTTGTTTTACCGATGTATTTTATCCCATTAGAATCTGATAGTGTATAAATTATAACTTTTTTCATATTAATAAATATGTTTAAACTGAGCGAAATTCTGTTTCACTTACAGGTGCGCAAATAACTGTTCTAAATGCACCCTTATAACCCATTATTGTGTGTTTATTATCGAAATTTTTTCTACCGTCATTAACAACACTATAATAACGGACGTTTGTTTCATCTACAGCGTAACCAATGTAATCCCCAAAGTTAATATCAATACTAAGTTCATTTAATTGGGCTTGGTAAATACTAAATGTGAATTGACCATCTTGTAAATATCTGAGTGTACCGTTAGAATTGTATGTTTTATTTTCTGGCTCTGATAAAATCGGCATTACTTTTAATTCGATTGGGGCAAAAAACTTAATACCGTCTTTTGACGCTTCACCATAGATTTTATCATATTCAGTCATTTCACGGTCAACCCTATACAAAATTATTGTAAAATTTCCATCCCCTTCAATAGCTTCACGACCCATACTAATTTCTAGGTCAAAATCCTCACCAGAAAAGAATTTATTTATTCTTGTTATTGGTATAATAGGTTTTTTATCACTCATAAAAATCTTTTTTTATAAATAGATAAGAATGTGGAAATATGCTTGCCTTTATCA